TTCAACCGCCGGCGGCGGCGGCGGTGCTGGCGGTTTTGTAACTGGCACAAGTATTCTTGGCAAAACGACCTACACAATAAAAATCGGGGCGGGTGGAGCTGGCATACCATCAGCAGTTACGCACACAAATCCAGGTTCAAGTGGTTCGGCTTCATCTTTTATTAGTTCGGCTAATGGTGGTGGTGGTGGCGTTATTGGTGCGCCGGGTATGAATGGCGCGTCGGGTGGCGGCGGTTCAACAGGCGGCACAGGTATTAGTGGCGAAGGTAACGCAGGCGGCAACGAAAGCGGTTCGCAAGCAGGCGGCGGTGGCGGCGGCGGTTCGGCTGGCACAGGCAGTAACGGTTCTGGTTCTACGGGCGGTGCAGGCGGTGCAGCAACAGCAAACAGTTACACGGGTAGCAGTATTAGTTATTCGGGTGGCGGTGGCGGTGGCGGTACAGGTACAGGCGGAACGGCTGGCACTAACGCAGGCAACGGCGGTACAGCAGGCAATGGTTTAAGCGGAACTGCTAATCGTGGTGGCGGTGGCGGTGGTGCTGCAGGCAGCGGTGCAGGTATTGGCGGCAACGGCGGTAGCGGTCAAGTTGTTATCCGATATTTGACAGCAGACGCGACAGGTTTAACAATTACTACAACAGGTTCACCGACTACAGGCACAAGCGGTTCATATTCGTTTATTCAATACACAGCGACAGGAACTTTGGTGATTGCATAATGGCACACTTTGCAAAAATTAACGACCAAAAAATGGTGGTTGAGGTTATAACAGTCAATAACACAGACGTTGACGATTTGCCGTTTCCTGAAAGCGAACCAGTAGGCCAAGCCTTTATTGCGTCTTGCAACATTGGCGGCGAATGGTTACAGACAAGTTACAACGCAAATTTTAGAAATATTTATGCTGGCATTGGCGATTATTTTGACGCTTCATTAGGCGAATATGGCGAGTTTGTACCGCCGACTCCTAACGAACCGTAATGCAATGCGATACGGGCTGTTTGCGCTAATACTTATGTTAACGGCTTGCGAAACTACACGCGACAACACAATTACGGTTAAATCAAAAGTTAAAAATTCTGCACTAAATACTTGTTATGTGCCTGACCGTTGCGGGATAACGCCGTGAAACGCTACCGATACAGCCCAGACGAATTACACGCGCGCCTAATCGTTACCGTAGGCGTACTGTTAGGTTTAGTTTTTAGCGTCATTGTCGTAGGTATGGTTTACGGCTTACTGTTTGTAAGCCAACCAATAGAACAAAGCCCAAACGACGCGGCTTTTATAGATTTAATGTCAACTATCGTAGTTTTTTTAACCGGCACATTATCGGGCTTAGTTGCTTCAAACGGCATTAAAAGCAAACGTAACGAATATTTAAACGAAGATGACTAGACCGTACACAGCTGCTAAAGCGCCGGTAGCTAGTCGAGCTTTGGCAGGTAATGACGAATTTATACGGCAGGTAGTTAAACGGTCTATGGGTTCGCTTTGGAATAATGGCAGTTTTATAATTAGGGATATTCGGACAAAGCCTGGCCAGTTATCTAATCACGCGCGCGGTTTGGCTACAGATTTTAGCTACCGTAAAATGACTGACAAAGGTTTAGTAGACGGGCGCAAAATTGCTATGCCGTTTATATACAAGCTGTTAGAAAATGCAGACGTTTTACAAATAGAATTAGTAATTGACTATCACGAAAACAGAAGCTGGAAATGTGATAGGGGTACTTGGATAAAAGGCAAGTGGTCCGGCGGCGACTGGTTTCATATTGAAATATCCCCAGCTATGGCTAATGACGCAAACCTAGTAAAACAAGCCTTTCAGCAGGTTTTTAAGGATATGCCACAAACTGTTTAGCGCGTAGGTTAGGGTTTGTTTAACCCCTTACCGAGAAAGTTAGGCCGTATATGACCCTTTTGAGCAAAGCTGTTATTTCAGCACTATTAGCTATTACTTCACTGTTTATATTGAAGCCGCCGCCCGCACCTACGGCCAGCGACTTACAAACGCCGTTTACAAGCGTTTACGAAGCATACGAAGCGCCTATAGGTATACCTGCGCTTACGACGTCTACGACGCTTGTAACGCCTGTTATTGACCTATGCGGGCAAGTATTTAATATGGCTAAATACATAGGCTGGCCAGACCACGAATTAGGCAAACTAATAGCAGTAGCCCAGCGTGAAAGCCGCTGTACGGCAAACGCATTTAACCCAAACGACCCTAACGGCGGTTCAGCCGGAGTAATGCAAATAAACTACTTTTGGTGCTTACCTTCGCGTTATTGGCCTACCGGCTATTTACAAGCGCACGGTTTACTTAAAGACTGCAGCGAACTATTTGATTTAGAAACTAATTTGCGTAGCGCATTAGCTATTTACCGTTATAGCGACGGGTGGCGCGCGTGGTCAATATAAAACACTTTATAATCGCTTTGCTACTTACTGCGTACACGGCTTTGATATGGTACGTTAAACCCACTAACAGAAAGAACCGAGACAATGAACGAAAACGTAAACGACGACCTGCAAAAACTGTTTGACGCAGACAAAGCGCAACTAAAAGCGCTTACGCAAGTCATAAACCAGATAACAAAAGGCAACGTACCTTTACGCGACCCAAGCGAACTAGTAACTAATAAAAATATTAGAAACTTACAAAACTGGGCTAGTGAATATACGTTTGATGACGGCGATTTAGTGCAAGATTTAAAGTCTGCAATTATTGAGCTTCAATATTTGTTAGCTGTAATAAAAGATTTGCGCGAACAGGTAAAACATTTACAAAGCGAAAACGCACGTTTAGAAAGGTTGGCCGCTAATGCAATTTAACGAACTAGGTCAGCCAGTTATCCAGCTAAGCCAAGCCGATTACGAAAACTGTTTAAAAGTTATTGAATTGCAATTAGAAGCCGGCAAGCACCTTAATTTTAAAAACAGTAAATACGATATGAACCCAGAACAGGCTTACGCGGTTAGTTTTTGTGGGGCGTTAGGTGAACAGGCTGTAGCTAACTATTTTGGTTTTGATTACAGCTATTTAGGTTATGACCCTAAACGTAATGACGTTTTAGGTTATGAAGTTCGCACGACTTATTATGCAAATGGGCGTTTATTAACGCACCCAATGGAACAGCGCGCTAACGATATTGGCGGCGATAAGCCGGGCCGTTACATATTGGTAACTATTGAGCAAAATATTTTACGGGCCACTATTCGCGGTTATTCAACGCTTGCACGCTGTAACGAACGTCAAGAAAATTGGGATACTGCGTTGCGTTGGCCGTGTTTTGCTATGCCACAAAATCAGTTATGGCCTATAGATATGTTGCCGGCTACTGACGAACTTTTAGCGTTTAAACAAGTTAAGGCGGTCGCGTAATGGGTTTTAGCTTAGATAACTATGTAGATGTTGCTACACGTTTGCAGTTAGCGCACGCAAAATACCCTGAAATCCGAATACAAGAAACGCACCGTGAAGTTGTAGAAATGCCAGACAAAACTTGTTTCATTCGCTGCACGGTAACGGTATGGCGCGACGCAAACGACCCAATACCGGCAGTAGCTACAGCCTGCGAAATTTACCCAGGCCGCACCCCGTACACGAAGACCAGTGAAAACGAAGTTGGTTTTACGTCTGCTTTAGGGCGCGCTTTGGGTTATATGGGTTTTGCTATAAACAAAAGTATTGCTAGCCGTGATGAGGTAGAAGCAGCGCAAAGCAGGCAACCTACAACCCGTTTAGCGTCTGTAACGCCTATAAATGATGTTGAAGTACCTTTCCCAGAGGAAGGCCCTGCAAAGGTTTATCCGTCTAGTAAGCAGCTGGGTATGATGCGCGGTTTGGCTAATGGTAAAGGTATTAAAGGCGACGAGCTTAAAGCGTATTGCTGTAATGTTTTGGGCCGCACAATTAACAGCACAAACGATTTAACTAAACAAGACATATCAAAGGTAATAGACGCGTTACAAGTAACAGGCGAACTAGAAAACTAATTACGGGCATAGACCTAAGCCGGTAGCACGGCGGATGGATGAAACGCGGTAACGCGGGTAGAAGGCGCTGTAGTAATACAGGGTCTGGCTAAAGAATAAAGTTATGGGTGCTGCGTGAGGCTAAGCAGCGGGGGGCTTATCTGCATTATGGTTTACTTACAGAAACAAAGTATGAACGTAACAAAACAAATAACCTGTTTGCGCCCGTCAACCTGCACAACTAACCACCCATTAAGAGCAAGCGCGTCAGCGCGCGCTAGCAAGCGAAGCGCCTAATGCCTAAACGTAAACAAACCCATAACCAAAGCCAGCTAACAAAACGCACACTAAACCAAACAGCACGAAGCCAAACCCAATACAAAACAAACAGACGCTTACTACTAAAAGAAAAGCCACTATGCCATTGGTGCAACAGCAGAGAAGCCACAACAGCAGACCACTTAGTAGAAGTAGACCGCTGGCCCAAAGACCAGCTAGGCGTCAACGGACTAGACAACCTAGTACCAGCCTGCAAACCCTGCAACAGTTCACGCGGCGCACGATACGGCAACTTAAAACGCAAAAGCATTTACGAACCAGCACCAACAGTAAACATAAACGCAAAAAAAACTTATGCAACCGAACGCATAACTATACAAAACAATAAAACAGCAAACCCGTTTTTTTACCCGCCTAGCGCTGCCCCCGACGCACCTAAATCCTTATCTTATAAGGGTTTTACGGCTGATGAAAACGGATTAAACCAGAACCAGCCAGGTTCAGACGGAACTAGCCAGAACCAGCCAATGCATAACTATGCAGACTTATACAAGCCACGTTTAGAAACTGTCTGTGAACGTGAAGGCCGTTATTTAGCTGACGGCGTACAGCTTTGGGCGCAAGAGTATTTAGGCGTAAATTTAATGGACTGGCAATATCACGTTGCAACAGGTTTGCTAGCACATAACGCAGACGGCGACCTATTGCACCGGCAAGGCTTAGTAAGTGTTGCGCGTCAAAACGGTAAAAGCATTTTGTTAGCCAGCCTTGTAGGTTTTTGGGCTACAGAAATGCCTAAGCTGCGAAACCAGCCGCAAACCATTATTACTACAGCCCATAGGTTAGACCTGGCTATAGAACTGTTTAACGCCGTTGCACCAATACTAGAAAAAGAGTTTGGCGCTATTTTGACTTGGGCGGTAGGCCGTAACGAAGCCAATTTGCCAGACGGTACACGCTGGTTAGTTCGTGCTGCTACGCCTAATTCGTTTCACGGCCTTACTGCCGATTTGTGTTGCATAGATGAACTTTGGGCGGTATCGCCTGACAGTGTTTCCGTAGGTCTTTTGCCTACTATGCGTACACGGCGTAGCCCGCTTCTGTTTATGACTTCTACGGCAGGCGATGAAAGTAGTAAAGAAATGCAGAAATGGCGTGAACAGGGTTTACGGGCAATAGATGAAAAGAAAACTACGTCGCTTTACTTTGCCGAATATTCACCGGCGGGCGACATTGACCCTATGACGCCTGCAGCGTGGCTACAAGCAAACCCTGCAATAGGTAGCACACTTACGCTAGACGTAATAGCTTCAGAAGCTGAACAGCCAAACCGTAACGCGTTTTTACGGTCCAGCGTCAATATTTGGACCGCTAGCGCTAATGGCTGGTTACAGCCAGGGGTTTTTGACAAGCTAGTAACAGCTGACCCTATGCCTAAAGGCGGCGTACTAGCAATAGAGCAAAGCCAAGATGAAGCGCGCTACGTCGGCGTTAGAGCTGCGTTAAACGGCAAAGGCGAAATACAAGTAGCCGTAGAATTTGTTAAAGATACGTTAGCCGAATGCTGGCAAGCCGTAGAAGCGGCCTGTATTGACCAAACTACACGCCTGCTTATTACGCCTGCGTTTGAAATGACGTTACCCACAAAGTTTGCCCGCCGCGCGTCTATGGTAGGCAACCGTGAACTACAACGCTGGACCGTTAGCACTAGGGCCGCAATACTTGAAGGCAAAGTAAGGCACGACGGTAGCCAG